ATGTCACTGTGTATAACGCCATGCCTGACACTCGCGAATATATCGGCTCATCATCTGAATTTATTAATCTCGGCCAAGGGCTACCGGGCCACGCGTATACAGATCAGCCACTCAAGGCTAAAAAAGGTTTTGCCGTTTGCCGAACGCAAGATAATAAAAGCTGGGAATATGTAGCAGATCATCGAGGTGAAATTCGCTACAGCACTATCTCAAAGCAAGAGATTATTATCAAAGAACTGGGCGACTACCCTGCAAACACAGCGGATATTGCCCCAGCCGAGTTTGATCAGTGGGATGGAAATGCGTGGGTTAGTGATGAGGCAGCCAGAACGGCAGCAATCAGGCAAGCAGCCGCAAGCAAGAAAGCTGAACTAAAGGCTGTTGCAGACTCAGAAATTGACTGGCGGCAAGATGCCGTTGCTGGGGGTGATGCTGAAGCTAATGAAGTGACTGAGCTGGCAGCATGGAGGAAGTATCGAGTGTTGTTGATGCGAATAGATACATCAAAAGCACCTGATATTACTTGGCCTACAACCCCTTAGTCATGAAAGACAACACCGGGCTTCAAGCCCGGCTATGATTGCTTATTCAGGCGCGACAGGCCGCTTAATATCTGGCGCTGTACTCACATCCATATCATCTAACTCGATGCGATAGGCTTTCCACAACTTCAGTTCAGCGGCCTTATCCTGCCCCGCCTCGATCCGGTCTTTCAACGTTTCTATCTTATCGCTTGCGTCGCTAATCAATTTTGTTTTATCGGCTTTAGCTTGAGCAATATTAATTGCTTTAATCTCAGCAAGTTGTGCGGCTGTTAGTGGCGGTATATCTTCCCAAGCGGGTAAGCCATCAGGGCCAGCAATCCGTACTTTACCCGTTGGCGGCTGACCGAATTTGTTAAATATCTCATCAGAAACTTCAATCCCATCTTTCGGCCATGTGCCAGCAGAAACATATGATTCTTTAAGTGAAAGGGGATAAAACGAGTTGCTGATAGCGCTGTAAATGTAGTCCATAATTAATACCCCCAAGCTCGCCACATGTGCACAAACGACCCGCCAGAACCGCTATAGACGGCAAAGGTGTTTAGTGATGTTTTATTGATTCTCGTATTAGCTTCACCAGTCCCAACGCCAACACTTGACACTGGTTGAAGAACAACACCAACAAAGCTGGTAGGAAATGCTATCGGAAGTGTTATTGCTACTGATGTCCCACTACCCTCGCGGGTTTAGCAGCTGCAAGAGCTGAGGGGCGGATAGGCGGGAGACGTCGTATTATGACCGATGACGTGCTAAGCAGGATAAGGCGTATGTTTGCACAGGGCGCGACACTGCATCAAGTGGCTTTGATTATTGATGTATCCCCAAAAACTATATACAAATACATTCCAGCCGGAGAGCGACGCGCCATAACGTCATAAGTAGAAAACAAAAAGCCCGTATAAATAGCGGGTTTTTTTGTTGCTGCAGTACAGATAAAGCTAACTGTGTTCTCTGGTATTACAAGAAACCCAACCCCATATCCACATCGGCCAGCATTTCACGCAAATCCTCGCTGACCTTTTCCAGACTGAGTGAAAACTCGATTTTCCTCGCCTTGCCGTCCTTAAAAAACTCGGTACGGGTTTCGCTGATACCGGTGATCACAAACATGCCATAAATCCCGCCAGTGCCTTCGATTAGCGGGTAGGCTTTGCCGGTGTAGGCCATCGTGCGCAGTGCCGCCAGCGACACATCGCCGCCGGTCACTTCCGGGTACAACGTCCCGCCCAGCGTAATTTTATCTTCGCCGGGGCCGATATATTGATAGCGTGGCGACTTGCCGACTCGACTGTTATTGACGTGCCGGAAGCTGCTCTCCTGCCCCAGATTCTGATAAGGCGCGGTGCGCAGTTCAAATACAAACAACCCGAAAACCATCATCATAATTGTTACTCCCTGTCTGTCAGCGTAGAACGGCGGCGGGACTCTTTCTGGCGCTGTAGCGTGGCGATTTTGTCATACAGCATATTGACCAGTTTATTCTCATCTATGCTGGCCGCCTGCCCGCCTTCCAGATTGATCGTGATGTCGTAGCGATCGCCTTCATAGGAAATCGGGCCACTATTGTGCTGTGCACTGAGAGGCTTTCTCGCCAGTTGTGGAATATCACCGGCCAGTGATAACGAGTCAAAATCATTCCCCGGTGCGATCATGTCCCGCGTGCGGGCCAGCATATCGCTGGCGCTCTGCTGCATTCTTGCCAACAGGCCGGGCTGCGCCGCTGCTTTTGTCGGAGCAGATAAGTACGGCGAAGCCAGCGGCAGATAATCCGGCACATCTTTAAACACGATATCGCCCAGTTTTTCCCGCGTGTTATCCGCTGCTGCTGTGGCCGTCGAACTGCTGGCGAGACTGTCACCGCTGCCTTTTTTCTTTTTACTGCGATCAACGGCACCATAAATCGACGGGGCCGCCGTGGGGGCGCTGGCAATCGGAGATACTGCCGCGTTCGCCATCGCGCTGCTGTTGCCGGCGACTGGCTTATCAGGACTCCACGACCACGCGGATTTCGCTTCCACCATCTTTTTCAGTACCGGATCCCACTCGTACATCACGGGTGCTTTCGGCCCGTCCATTGCCGCCACCGCACCGCTGGCCGCATCCGCCGCTTTCGGGATAGCCCCCAGTTTTTCCAGTAGCCAGCCCAGCCCCTTCGCCAGTTGTTCAACCGGCCAGAATAGCCCGCTGATAACGGTGCCGACCACCTCACCAAAGGTTTTACCCGCATTAGTGGCGGCTTCCAGCGAGGCTTTAGACGACTCGACCGGCGAAAGCAACTGAGTAAACCAGTTCCACACCCGCCCAATCGCGCTACCGATGGCATCAAATATCGGGGCCAGTGGCGCAAAGGCTGCTTTCACCGGCTGCAATCCCTCCACCAATCCGGTAAAGAACCCACTGAAAAACGCCTGTATCGGTTGCCAATATTTATAAATCAGCACGCCCGCCCCAATGACGGCCGCCACCAATAACCCGACCGGACTTAATACCAGCCCCACTGCCGACCCCAGCGCGCCAAATACCGTGCCGCCAATACCGCCCAACAGGCGAAGCGGTGAAGTCGCCACCCATTTCAGCATATTACCAAGACGACCCAGCGCCACCCCCGGCTGACTAAAGGCGGTAGACATTGCCGCACCGGCACGGCCAGAAGCATTGGACAGGGCCATCTGTGCATTAGAGCCGAGCAACGCCATTTTTGACCGCAACCCACCCAGCGCAGAACCGGCTACGCTGGCACTGGTACGCCACGACAACAGCGCCGGAGAGACACGCAGTAAATTGGGCACTAACCGACTGATCCCCCCCGTCAACCAGCTGAATTTCGGCAGTAATAATCCTAAGCCACCGTTACCGGCCAGTAACGAGAACCCCAGCCGCAGGGCCAACATCGGCCCCAATAACGCCGCCGCAGCCAGTGCCAACCCGCCCAGCGTAATAGTGGCAATCGACAGTGTCGCCACCACTTTCATGATGGTGCCTGCCAGTTTGGGGTTAGCCTCCACCCAGCGACGCACGCCGCCAATCATGTTTTTTAAGGTCTCGACCACCTCTAGCATGGGCGCGCGCAAGGTTTCCCCCATCGAGCTAAGGGCGTTTCCACCGCCAGATTTCAACAGTTGCAATTGCGCTGAAATAGAGTCTTTATCAATATCAGACTCTTTTTGCATCGAACCTTTAGCACCTGCCGAACTGGTCAGGGCGAGTTGCCTGTCCAGCTCATCGATATTGTTCACCAGCTTGGCAGCATCTTTACCGAAGTCTTTACCAAACAGCTGTGTGAGTACCCGCAGCCGGTCAACGTCGGGCAATTTTTTTACCGCCCCCAGCACTTCGCGAATAGTGCCCATGGCATCGACCGACATCGCCTTTTCAATCTTTTTGTCATCCATGCCCAGCGCGTCTAACCCATCAAAAAATTTATTGCTTTGCATGGTGGCAATCGACAATTCGCGCACCATCGCATTAGCGGCACTGGCGGCAATTTCAGACTGTGCACCCAGTGACAGGAAGGTCGATCCCAGCGCGGCCGCCTGCTTGTAGTTCAGCCGGTCAGCCACACCGCCCATGCGTTGCAGCACATCAATAATATCCGCCCCTTTCGACTGGGCGTTATCATCCAGATAGTTCAAGGCATCGCCCAGTTGCTCAATATCTTTGGTCGGTATCTTGTACAGCCCAGAGATTTTACCGAGGCTTTCCGCCAGCTCACCGGCGGGCAGCTCAAAGGCTTTTGACGCCTTGGCGGAGACATTAGCAAAGTCCAACAGCTCTTTTTTCTGCTGCGCCCAGTCGGCCCCCTCGGTTGTCACCCCCATGCGTGCGCCACCTTCGACCAGTGCGGCAAAGTCCGCCGCGCCCCCCGGCAAAGGGGCTTGCTCGGCCGCGTCTTTGATGGCGTTTTGCATTTCATAGAATTGCGCGGTGCGCTGGCCGTTATCGTCCCGCAGGCCATTGACCTGTTTTGCCACCCCTTTCATGGCATCTTCCATGCCGGCGTAACTCTTCAGCGCTAGCGCCACCGGGGCCGCCATCACCGCACCGGTGGCGAGTGCGGTCATACCACCGGATTGCAGCTTGCCGCGCAGCTCCTGCCCGCGATCGTAACTGCCACGCGCCGCCGCCACCCGCTTGAGTCGCTGCTCTTGCAGTTGCAACTGGCGGTTATATTGGGCGGTGCGTTGGGTGATTTGCTCAGTGGCGGTGCTGTTGCTGGCAACTGAAACACCGTGCTGGTAAAGACTGGCGCGCAGTTCAGCCAGCCGCCGCACTTCAACGGTCTGTTTTTCCTGCAACTTACCCAAGCGGCTATCCCACTTTTGCACAGCGGCAATCTGCTTCTGGGTAGGATTGTCGAGGGATTTCACCGCGTCGGAAGCCCGGCGCAATTTCTCAATACGGGCGGCGGCTTTATTACTGGACTCGGCCAGCTTGTCGAAACTGGCGGCCTGTTTGGGTAAGTCGCGCAGGTTATCGCGCGTGGCTTTGATTTGCCGCCCCAGTGCGGCGGTGCTCTTCTGGGCGGCATTAAAAGGTTGAGTCAGATTATTGACCGCCCCTAAAGCCACTTTTATCGATAGGTTGCGGTCAGTCATGGCTTATTCTTCCGTGGTTCCCCAGCGTACCGCAGCGCGTTCACGCCAGTCTAAAAGGTCGGGCACGGTCATTACCCAGAGATCGGACAATGACCAGTGAAAAACAAAAGCGATATCGGCGATCACATCTTCTATTTGGCTAAATCCAAATTCGCAGGAGGGGTTTCCGTGGTCGTCGATCCCTCCTCCGAAGCTGGTTGTAAAAAAGTGACAACCTCTTGTGCCAACTGGGAGAAGTCCCAAGTGTCCATCGTGACCAGTTCAATCTCAGTCAGCGCTGGAGAAGTGACGCGCGGCAACAACTTAATCAGGGCGTTAACATCGGTGGTAATGATGTCGTACATTTTCAGGCCGCGCAGTGAGCCGGCTTGTTTTAGCGCACCTGTCAAAGAAACCTCGTTGATAACTGACTTACCGCGCTTGATCGGTGTTTGTAAAACGACAGTGTTCGACATAAATAAATTCCTAAATTAAAGGCCAATGTTAGCGCGGTGTTTTTCCAACATATCCACACCGTTCACCCGGTAGATCATGTTCAGGACATCCAACTCGAAAAGCTCCTCGTTGTTTGCCACTATCTTGCAGTAGGTGTTTTTCAGCGTGTATTTATGGCTGGTATCATCACCCTGTTTCGCACTGCCGGGATCGTGCTCGGTGTAACGGCCGCGCGTCTGGATTTCCAGCGGGATCGCCTCGCCGGTATCCTCCGCCTGATAGGAGCCAGCAAAGCGGAACTGCACCCCGTCAGCGGTAGGTGTGCCCCACAGTTTCAGCAATTCAGGAGCCAACCCGCCGAGGGTTAATTCCATATCCAGCGCGCCCGCCTCAAAGCCGAGATCCACCGCGACCGAGCCGGGCATACCGGCACCCTGATAATCTTCCGTCTTGATAGTCAGCTTCGGCGGCGTCAGCTCTGAGGCTTGCCCCAGATAGCTATCGCCGTTGACATAGACGTTGAAATACTTAAGTTTTCTTGGCAATGCCATAGTCATAACCCTTAGCTATTGACGGCATTCGCAAAACTCGCGAAATATTCGTCGGTGAATTCCTGAATCAACCCCAGATTTTCCAACGGCGGCACCGGGGTGTAGTTGTAACGAATGGTCAACTTACCCAGTTTCAGCGTCTCGGTGCTGTTGGCGTCGGTGTCATACCAGCAGCGAGCACCCAACAGGCGACCGGCGGTAACATAGGCCGACAATTTGCGGTTGATACCGTCGATAACATCTTTTGCCAGTGAGGGCGTTAACGGCTTGTCGATATAGTAGAAATGGGCCTCCGCAACGGTATCCATCAGGATCTGCGCCGTGCGGGTATAACTTTCGAAAATAAAGACCTCCTCCTCGCAGGTGCGGGAACCCCAGAAACGGAAACCTTTTCGCTTGATCAGCGTGGTGATGTGGTTGCTGTTCAGCTCGTCAGCGTCGGTATCTTTACCCTGCAAGGAGAAATAGATATCCACCGAAGTCCCCAGCACACCATCAACCGGCACGTTGGACAGGGTTTTATGCCAACCAATATCCGCGTCAATCTTGGCGCGCAACCCCAACGCATAAGCCGGTGCTGGCACCACAACGTTACCTTCGGCCTCGCTGTCATAGGCCAGCCAGTCGGGATAAATCACCATCACTTCCCGCTGAATAAAGTTCTTGCGGTAAATTTTGGCCTCAGCAATGGTTTTGCAGCCGTTGGCACTGATATAAGCAAAAGCCTTCAGTTCGCGGGCAAAAATAGCGATTTGATTCGCCACTGCCAAGGTATCCAGCCCCGGCGCACCGATAATGCGCGGCTTCACGCCGACTCGCATTTCAGCAACCAGCAAGGCATAAAGACCGGTATAAAGTCCGTTCTCATCCACGCCGCCGATCACATTGGTTTCGGTGCTCTTTTCACCCTCTTCCGTGCCGCCTTCCGCCACACGGATAACCACAGTTTGCGGGCTGGCTTGGTCAGAAATGGCTTTCAGGGTTTGGCGTAACGTGCCGGTTTTCCCCGCTTTGCCGAGCACATTTTTAACCCGCGTCAGTAGTACCGGCGTATTCAGCGGAAAGGTGGCGGCGTCAGCATCGTCCGCCGTACAGACCACGCCAATCACGGCGGAGTCGATATCGTTAATGATGGTCGATGTATCAGTGGTTTCCTCACCGCTCACACCGTGATGATAATTTATTGCCATTGGGGTACGCTCCGAAAAGGATTAATCCTTGCCAAAATCATCAACCAACCTCGCGCGTAAATCACCGCCTGCCTGTTGTATCAGGCATGACACAGTAAACAGCGGTATGTCCGCGCGCCATTTCCCCGCAAAATTACCCCATGCAATTACTCCCGGACGACCTCACCCCACGGCCCGCCTTTGATATCAAGATCGGCGGCAAAACTCAGACCACGGTTAACGACCGGCTGATCAGTTTAACGCTGACCGATAACCGTGGTTTTGAAGCCGATATGCTGGAACTGGTCATTGACGACGCCGATCAGAAAGTCGCCCTGCCTGCTCGCGGGGCACAGATTGATATTGCGCTCGGCTGGAAAGGTGAACCACTGGTCAATAAAGGCCGCTTTACCGTGGATGAAATCAGCCACACCGGCCCGCCGGATCAGTTGATTGTCACCGCCCGCAGTGCTGATTTTCGCGACACCTTTAATGTGAAGCGAGAGTACAGCTGGCACGGTATTACTGTCGGTAAACTGGTTGCCAGCATTGCATCGCGTTATGACCTGAAAGCCGGAGTCAGTGAGGATTTAGGCAAGATAGATATCGACCACGCCGACCAGACCAGTGAGTCAGATATCAGCTTTTTAACCCGCATGGCGGAAAAACTCGGCGCAATTACCACCATCAAAAACGGTATGTTGCTATTTATGCATCCGGGGCGCGCGGTATCCCAAAGTGGCAAACTGTTACCGGCCATCACCATCACCCGCGCCAGCGGTGACAAGCACAGTTTTCGGGTCGCTGACCGTGACGCTTACACCGGTGTAACTGCCTACTGGCTGGATCTCAACTACGGCAAGCCGCAAAAAACCAGCGTCCGCCGCAAGCGGAAAAGCAAAACACCCCCGAAAGTCAAAACTCCGGCCTCAAGCAGCAAAGAGGGAAATTATCTGGAGGGTGTCGAGGGAAATGTTTTTGTGATGCGGGAAACGTACAAAACAGAACGGGCCGCCCGTCGCGCCGCTGCCGCGCGCTGGTCCAAACTGCAACGCGGCGCAGCTGAATTCACCATGACACTGGCACGCGGCCGCGCTGACTTATTCCCAGAACTGCCCGCTGTCATGCAGGGTTTTAAACCAGAGATTGATCAGGCCAATTGGATTATTACCCAAGTCACACACACCATCGGGGATAATGGCTTTACGACCGCACTAAATTTTGAAGTGAAAATATCTAGCTGGGATATGGCGGGAGAAGAAACAGAGGAAAAGAATTCGGAGAATGAATAGGTTATACTTTAGCCAAGCTAGAGAAGGTTGGAGTTATTATCATGATGTCATGCCCACAATGTGGTGCCGTCACCCGCACCCGTACCAGCAGAATGATAACCGTCAATACCAAAGAGAATTATCACCAATGCCAGAACCTGCTTTGCAGCTGTACGTTTACCACGCTGCAATCAGTCGATAAAATCCTGTCCCACCCCAGCCGTAATAACACTGCAACCCTACCCCGCGATCTGTTTCTGCCGGGGCACTTGGGTGACGACCAATTTGATCTGGGTTTTTGATACTCCCCCGTTCTCAATCAGCCTGCCGCGTGCGGGCTTTTTATTGGATTGATGGCCTGTTACTCATTACAATTGCTGAAGTAATAAACCACTGGGCTAGAAGTAATTACATAAAAGGGAATAAGTAAATGGCATTAGTTCAATGTTCTTCATGCAGCAATAATGTTAGTGATACTGCCTTTAAGTGCCCGTCTTGCGGCCATCAGCTAAGAAAACCCAAGCGCACATTCTTTGGAAAAATCATTAAGTGGAGCTTTATTTTATTTAATCTGCTGATGATTTATTGGTTGATCGCGGGTGTCGGTTCGACTGGCGAGGTTATGCAAAATGCCGGCTCTGATGCAGAACGTGCGGGGGCGGCTATCGGTACAGGGATTGGCATGATGATGATCGGCACCATTTGGGTTATTGGTGACATCATTATCGGGATGCTGGTTTTGTTTACACGACCAAAATCGAACTAATTATCCCGCTACAGAAAGTCGTCAAGCAGGCCCGCAATGCGGGCCTTTTTATGCGCTTTAAATATCAACACTTCCACCCACGGTCACAATGTGGACACTAAAAATAATTAACACATATAAATCAATAAATTAAATAAAAAAATAAGGGAGCCGAGGCTCCCTTAGAATGTTTGCAACTGAATCGTTATAACAAGAATTACAGACTTTCAGTGAAAGTACGGGTAATCACATCACGTTGCTGTTCTGGTGTCAGTGAGTTGAAACGCACTGCATAGCCAGAGACACGAATGGTCAGTTGTGGATATTTTTCTGGGTTTTTCACTGCATCTTCCAGCGTTTCGCGGCGCAGAACGTTCACGTTCAAATGCTGACCACCTTCAACACGCACAGTCGGTTGCAGTTCCAGTGGAACTTCACGATATTCGATCTGGCCCAACTCACTTGCTGGAACGATCTGGTCTTCTGCGTAGCCTGATTTAGCACAAACACAACGCAGTTCATCTTTTTCATTATCCAGCAGCCAGAAAGAGTTCAGTAGAGCTTCGTTGCTAGCTTTAGTAATTTGAATACCAGTAATCATTTGGTGCCTCCGTAATACGGCTATAAATTCCAAGGGGAGAAAACTATCTTGGTTATTTGGTAAAACCATTGTTGTCTTATTGTTCTGTATACCAGCCAGACAGCTGTGATTCTTTGACTTAAATCAATATTTCAGCCGCACTGACAAGTATGCCACTGCCAAATTTATGTTTTATATCAATTTTATCAATAGGGGTAATAACAATTATTTTTGTAAATTTTCAACATTTTTTGCATGGAAAGGTCAAAAAAACATCATTACGTCACAGACTCGGGTTTAACGGTTTCACTCACGAGTTTGAATCGGTAAGCTATCGCACATCAATATCTTACCGAAACCAAGGAGAGTGTTTATGTCCGTCTCCCTTAGCTGGCATGATGTCATCGGCCAGGAAAAAGAACTGCCTTACTTTAAAGATACGCTGTCCTATGTGACCGCAGAACGCAATGCTGGCAAAACGATCTATCCGCCGCAAAAAGACGTTTTTAACGCGTTTCGCCTAACTGAGCTGGATCACGTCAAAGTGGTTATTTTGGGTCAAGACCCCTACCACGGCCCCAATCAGGCCCATGGATTATCATTTTCCGTGTTGCCCGGTGTCCCTGCGCCCCCCTCTTTGGTGAATATGTACAAAGAGCTGGCCACTGATATTCCTGGCTTCCAGCGCCCTAACCATGGTTTTTTACAAAGCTGGGCTGAGCAAGGTGTACTGCTACTTAATACTGTGCTAACTGTCGAAGCGGGTAACGCGCACTCTCACGCCAACCTTGGTTGGGAAACCTTTACCGATAAAGTGATTGCGGCACTAAATGAACATCGTGATGGTGTGATTTTTATGCTGTGGGGGGCTCATGCGCAGAAAAAGGGTCGAATTATCGATACCCAACGCCATTTTATTTTGAAAGCCCCACATCCATCACCACTCTCCGCACATCGCGGTTTTCTTGGCTGTAAGCACTTTTCACAAGCGAATCAGTTGTTGCAGCAGCAAGGTTTACCGCCGATTGACTGGCAACCCAAGCTTCCAGCAGAAGAGTAAAACTTTATTTGCTCAAAAAAACGCATAAAAAAGGCACCTAAAAAGGTGCCTTTTCATGTTAGGACACCTTAAGATTTCGCTTTAGATACCGCAACCATTGCCGGGCGTAACAGGCGGCCATTCAACGTATAGCCTTTCTGCATCACCATCATCACGTTATTGGGTTCGTGATCAGCAGATTCAAGCATCGTCATTGCCTGATGAACTTCCGGATTAAATGGCACATTGGTATCGCTGACCACTTCAATACCAAATTTACCGACGGCATCAAGCAATGATTTCAGTGTCAATTCAACACCTTCAATCATCGACGTGAGCTCGGTATTGGCTTTGTCAGCAGTATCCAGTGCGCGTTCCAGATTATCGATCACTGGCAATAATTCAGCTGAGAATCTTTCCAAAGCAAATTTATGCGCTTTTTCAACATCCAATTCAGTACGACGACGGATATTCTCAACTTCAGCCTTGGCGCGCAGCAAGCTCTCGCGCTCACGCTGTAAGGCTTCAGCCAACTGCGCTTCAAGCTCGGCAACACGCGGATCTACACCTTCACCCGTCTCTTGTGTCGCTTCCACTTGCTGCTCTGCTGCATTTTCCATTTCTTCCGAGACTTGCTCGTTTGGTGTTTTCTGTTCTTTACTACTCATGGATATCTCCGCGTTTTAGCATTAATCTCGCTACTTGGCTTATTATGGGGATCAAAACCGGGGATTCAAGGGAACCGGTCATAATGTGGGGTAAAAGACTCCCCCAGTAAGGAAAATCACGGCAATGAATAATAAAAGATTCAATTGTATTGGTATTGTCGGTCACCCACGGCACCCGGCTGCACTTGCCACCCATGAAATGCTCTACCACTGGCTAAACGCCAGAGGTTATGACGTTATGGTTGAACAACAGATTGCAAATGACCTCAATTTAACTGGCGCAGTCACCGGCAGTTTGGCTGAAATCGGCCAAAAAGCTGATTTAGCCGTGGTCGTTGGCGGTGATGGCAACATGCTTGGCGCTGCACGAGTACTCGCCCGCTATGATATCAAAGTGATTGGCGTCAACCGAGGTAATCTGGGCTTTCTGACCGATTTAGACCCAGATAATGCCCAGCAACAGCTTTCCAATGTGTTGGAAGGTGAATACTTGAGCGAACAACGTTTCTTGCTGGAAGCACAAGTCACTCGCACTGATCAACAAAGCCGCATCAGCACAGCGATCAATGAGGTGGTTTTGCATCCGGGGAAAGTAGCGCATATGATTGAATTCGAAGTGTATATCGATGACCGCTTCGCATTCTCTCAACGTTCTGATGGCCTGATCATCGCCACCCCGACCGGATCGACAGCTTACTCACTCTCCGCTGGAGGCCCAATCCTGACGCCTACACTGGATGCCATCGTCTTGGTTCCCATGTTCCCGCACACTCTGACTGCTCGCCCACTGGTGATCAATAGTAGCAGCACTATTCGCCTGAAGTTTTCACAAATTACCAGCGACCTGGAAATAAGTTGTGACAGCCAGATAGCCTTGCCGATTCAGGAGGGAGAGGAAGTACTGATTCGTCGTAGTGATTTTCACCTCAATCTCATACACCCAAAAGACTACAGTTATTTCAATACGTTAAGCACAAAGCTGGGTTGGTCAAAAAAATTATTCTAAAAAGTGCCTCAGGGACTTTACTGTATATAAAACCAGTTTATACTGTATTCAAATACAGCCATGTGTTTATGTACAGGAGATTTACCATGCTGGCCCAATTAACCATCAGTAATTTTGCAATTGTGCGTGAGTTAGAAATTGATTTTCAACCCGGAATGACCGCAATTACTGGCGAAACTGGGGCGGGTAAATCCATCGCCATAGATGCCTTGGGATTATGTCTCGGCAGCCGTTCAGACGGCAGTATGGTTCGTTTGGGGGCAACACGTGCTGATATTTGCGCTCGCTTCTCATTGGCAGACACGCCATCGGCCCGTCAGTGGTTGGAAAACAACCATCTTGATGACAGCAATGAATGCCTACTGCGGCGAGCAATTGGAACAGATGGCCGCTCAAGGGGCTTTATTAATGGCACAGCAGTGCCGTTATCTCAATTGCGAGAGTTGGGCCAACACCTGATCCAGATTCACGGTCAGCATGCCCACCAATTGTTGTTAAGACCCGACCACCAAAAACAATTGCTAGATGCTTATGCAGACCAAGCCACTCTGCTGGCCGAAATGAAGGCCGCCTATCAAATCTGGCACCAAAGCTGCCGTGCGTTGGCACTTCACCAACAGCAATCGCTGGAGCGTAACGCGCGTCATGAGCTGCTGCAATATCAGTTGAAAGAGCTGAACTCATTTGCCCCGCAAGCGGGAGAATATGAGCAAATTGATATTGAATATAAACGCTTGGCAAATAGTGGACAGTTACTCTCCCTCAGCCAACAGACCTTACAGTTATTGTCAGATGATGAACAAAATAACATCCTCAGCCAACTCTACTCAGCCAAAAATCAGTTAACCGAACTGGCAAGTATGGATGAGCAATTTAATAATTTGCTCAATATGCTGGAAGAAGCCTCAATCCAAATCAGTGAAGCCAGTGATGAGTTACGCCACTATGCAGAACAATTGGATATGGACCCCAACCGCCTGTATGAGCTGGAACAGCGGTTATCTCGTCAATTAAATCTTGCCCGCAAGCACCATGTTGCACCCGAAGAACTGCCGCAATTTCATCAGCAGTTACTCGATGAGCAAGAACAACTTTCGCAACAAGAAAACGATCACGAGCAGCTAAGCCATGAAGTTAATACTCACTATCAGCATGCACTCACTATCGCTAAACGTTTGCACGAGGAACGTCAGCACTATGCTGATGAGTTGGCCGCACTGATTACCGAGAGCATGCACGAGCTATCGATGCCACATGGCAGACTCACTATTGATACCCAATTTGAACCTGAGCACCTCAGTGCTGAAGGGGCGACACGAATTGAGTTCTGTGTCACGACCAACCCTGGTCAACCACTGCAACCACTGGCTAAAGTCGCCTCTGGGGGCGAGCTATCCCGTATTGCCTTGGCTATTCAGGTCATTACAGCACGTAAAATGGACACTCCTGCGCTTATCTTTGATGAAGTCGACGTGGGTATCAGTGGACCGACAGCAGCCATCGTAGGCCGCCTGTTGCGCCAACTTGGGGAATCGACTCAAGTCATGTGTGTGACTCACCTTCCACAAGTTGCAGGTTGTGGTCATCAGCATTTCTTTGTCAGCAAACAAACCGATGGCACTGAAACCGAAACACATATGCATAGATTAGATAAAAAAGCCCGCTTACAAGAGTTGGCGCGCCTTCTGGGGGGTAGTGAAGTGACGAAAAACACCTTAGCAAACGCAAAAGAATTGCTCGCAGCATAGAAAAGATTAACTTTTTTCCTTTCCAGAGGTCATACAGGTGCCCTGTAAAGGTTTCCAACTGCCGCAAGGTCTATTATCATCGTCATCCTACGCCCTAAAGGAATGTGATTACTATGCGCTGTAAAATGCTGACTGCCGCCGCTGTAATGCTTGCAATGCTTACTGCGGGTTGTTCAACGCTGGAGAAGGTGGTCTACCGGCCTGATATTAATCAGGGTAACTATTTATCACCTAATGATGCGTCCAAAATTCATAAGGGTATGACCCAACAACAAGTGGCATATACCTTAGGCACCCCAATGTTGCAGGATCCGTTTGGTACTAAAACCTGGTTCTATGTATTCCGTCAGCAACCTGGTCATGAGAAAATCACGCAACAAACACTGACGTTGACCTTCGATAGCAGTGGTGTGCTGACTGATATCAAAAACGACCCAACGTTAGCAGGAAATTAATTATCTGAAGATTGCCAAGGAGATTGAGGGAGAGGGAGCGAATATTGATTAGGATTTGCTGGAGCGATTAATGCTTATGCAACCACACGATAGTGCACGTTTTCCTCAATGGCACTCTAGGGCTACAATAAAAAATAAGGCGCAGTTGTGCCTTATTTTTTTGCGTGCTCCGCGCGCTGGCGACGTAGCTCTTTCGGGTCAGCGATTAATGGGCGATATATCTCTACCCGATCACCGTCATTAACCTTATCGCCAAGTTTTACCGAGCGGCTATAAACACCCACTTTATTTTTTGTTAGATCGATATCTGATCGTAACTCAAGCAGACCCGATGCTTTGATAGCGTCCTCGACAGTACTGCCTTCATCAAGAGAAACAGAGCGCAGATATTGACGTTCAGGCAAGGCATAAACCACCTCAACGCGAATATCAGACACTATAAACCTCTTTCGCTCGCTGGGTGAACGCCTGCACCATACTCCCAACCAACTCTTTGAATATCTTACCAAAAGCCAATTCAATCAACTTATTAGTAAACTCAAAATCAAGGTGCAACTCAACTTTACAAGCATCCGCACTCAGTGGGGTAAAATGCCATCCGCCCATTAACTTACGAAACGGGCCATCCACCAGTTGCATATTAATGCTCTGGTTATCAGTTAATGTATTGCGTGTGGTAAAGGTTTTACTTATTCCGGCCTTGGCAACATCAACCGCTGCCGTCATTTCATTTTCAGTAGCATCAAGCACTCGGCTTCCAGTACAACCTGGTAAAAATTCTGGGTAAGAACGAACATCATTAACCAGTTGATACATCTGTTCTACGCTGAACGGAACCAACGCAGAGCGGCTAATTTGTGGCATAACATTTCCTGTGAGACATAAAACGCACTGATAATACCATTTATCTGCCGTCAGACAAAAAATCTGCTAGGCATTCCGTGCAACAAATGAGACAAAATGCACCAGCATCCTGCGGGAAAGGATTTCATTCGCCTCCACATACAGTATAATGATCAACATTATGACAAAGAAAAAAGCATACAAACCCGGTTCCGCAACCATTGCGCAAAATAAGCGTGCCCGCCACGAATACTTCATCGAGCAAGAGTTCGAAGCAGGCCTGTCTTTGCAAGGTTGGGAAGTAAAATCCCTGCGTGCTGGTAAAGCCAATATCAGTGATAGCTACGTCACTTTTAGAAACGGTGAAGCCTTCCTGTTCGGGGCAACCATTACACCGCTTAACGTCGCTTCAACTCATGTTGTCTGTGAGCCAATGCGCACACGCAAATTACTGCTGAATAAACGCGAACTGGATTCGCTGATCGGCAAGGTTAACCGCGACGGTTTTACCGTAGTTGCCCTTTCCGTGTATTGGAAAAATGCGTGGGTTAAAGTTAAAATCGGTGTCGCTAAAGGTAAAAAAGATCACGATAAGCGCGATGACATCAAAGATCGTGAGTGGCAAGTTGATAAAGCCAGAATAATGAAACATGCCAATCGTTAAGTCACTGGCTTAACAGGCGATAGTTCTGGTATACTAAATAAGTTCTTTGGGGCTGATTCTGGATTCGACGGGATTTGCGAAACCCAAGGTGCATGCCGAGGTGCGGAGGCCTCGTAAAAAACCGCAAAAAAAATAATTGCAAACGACTCGCAATACGAATCTGCTGCTTTAGCAGCTTAATCAGCCTAAGAAACTGAAGATTCCCTCTCTCCCTAGCCTCCGCTCTTAGGACGGGGATCAAGAGAGGTCAAACCTAAAAGAGATCGCGTGGACACCTTGCCTGGGGTGAAAGCGTTAAACCCAATCAGGATAGTTTGTTAGTGGCGTGTCCGTCCGCAGCTAACCGGCGAATGTAATGACTGGACTAAGCATGTAGTGCCGACGGCGTAGTAATTTCGGACGGGGGTTCAAATCCCCCCAGCTCCACCACTTTTGATAGGACAGTGACCGGACAGTATCATATAAACCAGTAACTTATGATAAATGACCGGACGAAGCACTGACCTAGTTTAGACCAAAAAGGATACGCAAAAGATACGCGGCTCCATTAAAAATCAAAAAGCCCCTTCAGAAATGTTGGGGCTTTTTTATGTCTGTGTAATCAACTTTATCTCTAGGTGGATATACTTATGCAATATCGTTACGGATGGGAAAAATTTCACACAGCAATTCATAGTTTGGCTGGTTTCGGGGCCCAACAAGAAAGGCTCTTAAATGCCTATATTTTTAGCCTCTCCCATATAAATCCTGACGTCGATCTCCCTGAATATCTAAGGGAAGAGTTTACAGAGTTATCCACCTCGCTAACTCGTAAGCCCGCGCAGGGTGATGAAGGTACAGCTTATGCGACTATTTATGCCATGCGTGAAGATGAAATACATCAAGCTATAGATTCTATTATCAGCATCTACGATTCTGTATGTAGAGAAATGCCTAAAGGATAAGCTGAATGGCTCAACACTTCTATTCAGTGTTGAGCCTATGTATCGCTACTCTGCACCTATCTGCACAATCATGAAATATCAGCAAGTTAACGCAATCTTCAAAAATGCAACCACGCACAAATCTGCACGTAGATGAAAATGTTTTGCCCCATTTTTTGCCCCATGACTCACTTAAAACGCATTGGCGGTTAGATAATTTATACTGTATATTTACACAGTAATTTATCTCTATGAGGCTCTACTCATGTCAGCAACAAAAGGTTTCGAACAGAATTTTTCTGTGATCTATAAATTTGACTCTCTGGACATCAGTCACTCTACGCGCAGCAAATCCATGATTTTCAATGCCAAGGTAAAAAGTCCACCACTGCTATCCAATACAGAAGTGATTCAGACGATGGAGATAACGGTCGAGCAGGCCCGGCATATCGTCAGTGAGCTACAAAAGCGGATTGATTATATTGATGCCGGGATCAGTGATGCTGGTGTGAACTATTTAAATTAAGGCCCGGTGCAGTGGTGAGTTACAGATCTATCTTACGGATAAATAGGCCGGGCAATTAAGCCCGGTCACGGTTGGTTAGGCTGATGTCAGGGCAAGGCGATCTTCGGCAGGAATGTATTTGTAAATCGTTTTAGGTGATACCTCCAGCACTAAGGCGACTTGATGCAAGCTAGCGCCATTGGCAAACATGCGCCTAGCCCGTTCAATAACTTCATGCGTCATTTTTCGGCGACGCCCTCCTATCCGCCCCTCGGCTCTGGCAGCAGCCAAACCCGCGAGAGTGCGCTCAACTATCAGCTCTCGTTCCATCTCAGCTAACGCAGACATAACATGAAAGAAAAAACGGCCCATAGCAGTACTGGTATCAATGCTATCGGTCAGACTACGAAAATGCACACCCCGGCTCTTTAACTCTTCTATCAGTGCGATTAAATGGCGAACACTGCGGCCCAATCGATCAAGTTTCCACACAACCAATGTATCCCCCTCAGACATGGCACGCATAGCCCGCTTTAAACCCGGCCTATCTGAGGATTTCCCGCTGATTTTATCCTCAAAAATCTGCTCGCAATTTGCACTAACTAGGGCATTGCGTTGTAGATCCGTGTTTTGGTCACTTGTTGATACCCTTATATAGCCAATTAACATGCTTGATTACCCAAAGAAAATGAATGCAGTGTGTCATTTTTGTGGGGATGGCTAAAGGGCCAGTGTTCTCTAAAACCTTGGTTTAGGCGACGCGGCTAAAATGACAGATGTCAGAGCCTTGATTGATGCGGTATTCCCAATCGGCATACCTCTTCCTTACCCACTTGCCGATATTCCAGCAACCACGCAAGGGATTGTCTTTTTTAAAATGAACGGTGGCTCATTCAATATGACTACCTATCCAAAATTAGCGGTTAAGTACCCATCCGGAGTGCTTCCTGATATGCGTGGTAATGTTATTCGGGGCTGGGATGATGGGCGAGGGGTTGATACCGGGCGAGCGTTGCTGTCAGAACAACTTGATGCACTTCAAAAAATCACAGGGAGCATATGGGTAGCGGCGGAAAAAACAGATAGCACTTTCGCATCTGGGGCTTTCGCTGTCAGCACACCATCAGGAACAGTGGTTACATCGGTATTTCAAACGCGCCAAGTACAACGTTTTGATTTGGATACGTCACTTGTGACTCGGTCAACAGCAGAGACACGCATGAGAAACATCGCATTTAATTACATCGTGAGAGCCGCATAATGACTATTGAATTTGATAAAGATGGGTACGCAATTGCCGCTGGTGATGTCACTGTGTATAACGCCATGCCTGACACTCGCGAATATATCGGCTCATCATCTGAATTTA